CGTATTTTTCAATGCAATTTTGTTTTTTAATTGAATAAGTAATAATTGTTTTTTATGAACCATTGATTTTACAGTTTCTTGTTGTAATCGTAACAAATCACCTAATTCAGCAGCACGAGCATCCAATATAATATTTAACGATTCTTCTATTTCACTGTATATATCTTGAATAACCGCGTTATTGCTTATACTCATAATGAATTATCTATATAACAAGTAAACAGATAATTTATCATATTATTTATAAAAACCTCATAAACTAAACCAAAAGATAATTATCTATACAACAGGATAACTCGCCTGCAGTAAAATACCACATTGTCCTTTCCCTCCATTGTAATTTACACCTCGACCAATTCGAATGTATCCTTTCTCTCCCCAAGTAGCAGACCAACTATTCTTAATTTTATAATAATCCACACCAGCGTCGGTTCCATATCCGACCGCCAATACACCGTGGTCTAGATTCGTTCCACACGTCCCCGTAAAAACACCCGATTTATATAATTGGAACTCGCGTTGGTCCGCTTCTATCGCAACACTGACAGGTTGTTGTGCCAACGCAGTCATCATTGCTAAATCTGATGCAGGTTGGACATCCACATAGGTAACAACATCCGACCCATCTATGTTGCGACAAGTCTTCACACATGTCCCGCTGGTTTTCGTCGTTCCGGAAACATACGGGTAATCCACCTCGGAACACAACCCGTCATTCTTTGCTATCCAACTAAATGCATTGTCCATCAACCCACCATTGCATCCGTGGTCTCTGCCTCCATTTCCAAGCGTGTCACAATCCACCAATTGTTGTTCCGAGAAACTCGACAATTTACCGTATTTAATAGCATACGCGCCTTCTAACGCACCAGTCGTAGAAAAACTCCAGCAAGACCCACATTGTCCCTGGTCTTTTACCGGCGTGACTGCACCTTTTGCAGTCCAATCTATCGACGCTGGTAATGTAGCAAACATACTCATATTGTCCGCAACAATTTTTACGCCGAATACATTGATTTTATCATTTTCGACACCTCTGACCCACTGCATATATTCTGTTTCATTCATACCCGAAAACTGATTATGTCCGAGTTCGAATGTATTTTCGCGTTGATTCGAATTCTCGATAAACAGATGATTATCTAACCAATTTCGAAACATGTGGTCCCGATGTTTTTCGTCATTACACCGAATGTGGAATTCTCCAATCCATTCGTCGAACATTTTTTCATAATTCGGGACATTATCCGATGCCCAAATAACGGATGTAAATACGTAACCTAATAAGTAAAGTCCAAACATATTCAACAACATAGTAACCTTACAATATAATAATGCGGTGTTTTTATATTGTATTTTTTTTGATATGTGACAAAATTGAATTCTTTGTGAAATATTATCCTCTCTCGATTCAACCCAATTTATCAACCCCAGAATTCATACAAAATGCATCGTCTATTAGGTCGCAAAGATATTGTAAATAGTATTGGTAATTATATTCGCGTCATAACGATGACCGGAATTAAATTCGGGTTCGGTATATTATATTTCCTAAAGTTCGTCGTTTATGATATTACCGCGGTTCTTTGCAAACTACCTTTCGGGAATTATATTGGAGTGTCATACTGCGCACTCGTAGTATTTCTATTGAAAAACGCTATGACCCATGGCGAATTCACACGCATCTTATTTCGTGCAATCGACCTCTATTTCATCCGACATACTCCCCTCAGGGAATGCATTCAGATACTGAAATCATATGTTTGGCGCGGATTCGAAACAAATATGATTTCAATATGGGAATGTACAGGGGGACCTCTCAAACAGCGCGCAAAAGAATTGGCGGCGGATTTTATACTCGAGCATTCAGAGCAAATGGAGAAATCTGTCACGGAGTTAGCAAAAACTGCAGCATTTGCCACAATTGTAAGTAGTGTTTCAAGGGAACTCGTGTCACAACTCGGACCAGTGGCAATAGACGCTTTCGCTAAATCCGATATTGCAAGAACGATTCTCGATATTCAACAGAGCGCGGGTAAAATGGATACAGTTTTGGATACAATGCATATGCAAATGGAATCAACCTCTTCTCAACAACGCAATATTGAATATGCGGTTCAATCATTGACGGACAATTTGAATTACGTATCGATGAATATGGAGAACAGCGCGTCATTCAATCAAAAACTGACGGAAATATCGATGCAGATTGAATATTTGCGCGTGAACCAACCTTCTCAATTACGTGAGATTTTGAGTACGTTGTCGCTGTCAACATTAGCACTAAATGATATTGCGTTACCTTCTGCAATATTTACGCGAATAATGGATATTGGTTCTTCTGCCTCTCAACAAGGACGCAGAAGAATCGAAAATAACTAATAGGTAAAGTAAAAACAATAAAACCACTACATTATTACACTGATGCGGAATCGACGGCGAACCGGATTTTCCGTGTTATTTTATCTGCATCTTGAAATATAAACATACGAAAATTCATTACACTATAATTTACATATTTTTCTTGTGTAGTAACTTTGCCGAGTGCGTTTATGTCGGAGAGGTGAACCATGTATGAATATAGACCGTCGGACCTCTCCACTCGGTCAAAGATAATTCCGCGGTGAGGATGCTGCATCCATTCTGGATGCGCAGAAACCCGAGAAAGCAGATCGCAAGTTGTTTGTGTTTTGCGCACCAGTTTCATAGTAGAATTTATTCGCGGTAATTCCTCTCGCCATTTTGTCAGAAACTCTTCGGCGCGTTCGCTCATAGTATCAACAAATCCGAATTCTTTCTGGTAAATCATTTGATTGAGTAAGTCGACCAGGCGTCGAATGGGACTCGTTATATGCACATAGGATTCTTTCCCCAATGCGGCGTGTTGTATTTTATTTGCAGGTTGAAACGCAACGTATTCCCCCGCAGTATTATTATGCCAGGTTTTTAGGAATTGTCTCGTTTCTTTCGATAATATTTCGAAAGTGGGTTCGGGTTCTTCTTCTTTATTTATGAGAACTTGTCGAAAAATTCCGGTATTCCGACTCTGTAACTTCTCACCGCAATATGAATTCATATAAATCATCCAATATGCAACAACATCGTGACTATCTTGCACACTCGGGTCGATCAGTTTTGTTTGTGCAAGTAGCATTTGATATCCCGGGTCATTCAGCAATTTCTTACTCTCGTAAACGTAATTTCTATTCACTACAATAGATTGATTGAACAAACGCACCGAATTCCGCACGATTTGATTATTCGAAGTATCTATTTTCACTTCCATACAGAATGCGGGTTTGCTAGTATTATCTGCTATCAAACTGCAAACCGACTCGGATAATAAGGCAGGTAACATCGACCTCTTGAAATCCGGCAAATAAATAGTACTCACTCTATCACTAAAAGCGGACCACAAATCGAGTGTCTCCATCCAAGCATATACGTTTGCTATAAAGATGCGGACAACTACGACGAATGGAGACTCGTCGAATATGGAGAAGGCGTCGTCGATATCTTTCGAACCTTCCGGGTCAATCGAGAAGATATGGAGTGGAGGTTTAATACTAGACGCGTGAAAAAAATGATGATTCCGCAATTTCGCTTCGGATAGATTATTTACCGCTATTTTAGTAGCAGCATTGAATTCCGTCATTTTAAAATGGATATTTTTGCAGTAGAGTTGGTATTCATAGAATGCGGGTAAATTGTCGACCTCTCCTATATTTTCAGTAAGAATTCCCTGTGGATGTTTCGTATTCCAATTATCAAACCGGAAAACGACAAATCGGTTTTTCTGCGTTTTAGAGAAAAAGATTTCCGGTGCATATGGTATTAAAAAAGCAGGAAGTTGTTTATCATTTGGAATGCATTTATAGAAATTGCGTTTTTTATTTGCGGTGTTTCCGTAGGTTTGGTTACCTTCTAGAATCAAAATCCCCGGTATTTGTGCGTGCTTGATTGGCGATTCGCGTATAACCGGTATAGGAGAAGATAGATCGACCAAATCGCCTGAGAATATTTTCAGATGGACTGGATTGATAAGTGTCTCGGAATTAGAAAGCGATTTAGGTGAGTTGGTTTCTGGATTAACAAACGTCCATGATTTGTAATCTCCGTCGGAAATGATAATTCGGTACACTTGATTTCGTTGAGAAGTAGTCATTATTGCATTTATAATGTAAGGTATATTATGCGAATTAAATAGATAATAAATTATACAAAGTAATTATTTTTAAGTAATTTGTAAAATGTATGAATTCTATATACGATATTTTACCAACGTAGTTAAATGGCATTAAAATTGACATATCTAAATGTAAGCATTTTATTGATAATAGTGGTTATGCATTATACCATATTAAATGGTCTAGAGAAGATGCTCTTTTCGCAATCCCCAATTCCGAAAGAATACATTCTTCGTCCATCTGAGCATTGTGCGAATATAACAAACGAATATGAAAATAAGGTTATTTGCCTAGGAATGCCTTCAGGGCACGCCGAGATTATTACAATTATTTCTTACATTCTTTATAAATATAAATATGTATCTTTGATTTTTTTAATTGTTAGCATTCTTGTTGTATGTATTCAACGAATAGTAACAAAGAGACATACCATAATTCAGGTAATTATTGGTTCTATAATAGGCGTGTTGTATGGTGAATTGTATTTTAAAACGAAATTATCAGCATATTCGATTTTTATTACGATTTTATTTATTATCCTTATATCTACATTTTTGTTATTTATTATTGATTCCCGTATTAAAAATACGAAAATACCAGATTGGGTTGATAAAAAAATGTATAAAAGAATAAAAGAAAAACAAAATATAAATATTATAACAAAACTCGGTTCTATTATTATTCCATCATATGACCAAGAACATTCTTTATTTATTAATTGGGATCTATTAGAAAAACACTTAGACAATATTGTTAATAAAATAAAAGGAACAAATATAAGATATGACGGAGTGGTCGGAATTAAAACAGGAGGAGCAATTATTTCTGATTACATATCGAACAAATTAAATATTCCAAATTAC